TTTGACTACTGGACAGAAGAGTGGTGCAAACGGGTGGAACAGTACTATAAACAAAACTGATAAATATCCTATATAGAGGATATTACTATGGCAGTTGTGCAAATCAGCCGTATTCAAATACGTCGAGGAAAATCATTAAGCGGAACAGGTTTACCACAGTTAGCTTCGGGCGAACTAGCATGGTCGCTTGACACCCAAGAATTATACATTGGTAACGGTTCTGTTGCTGAAGGTAGCCCTGCTGTTGGTAATACTAAAATCTTAACAGAACGTGACTTAACTGTTCAGGGTAACTTACTAAATTTAATTCAGCACATTTACAAATCAAATGATCCTGCTATTCAAACAGGACCAACAAGTAATGATCCTGTTTCAAGAGAAACACAAGCTCGTTTAGATGATAGAGTAACTGTTGCAGACTTTGGTGCTGTTGCAGACGGTACTACAGATGACACAGAAGCACTACAACGAGCAGTAGATCAATTATTCTTAAATCAAACTACAGCTGCAAGTGCTGACACAGCCGATGGAACACGAGCTCGCGTTGTACTAGAATTAGCACCGGGCATTTACAAAACAACAAATACTTTATACATTCCAAGTTATACAACACTTGTTGGTTCTGGCCCAAACAAAACAATAATTAATTATCAAGGAACAGGAACAGCAATCCAATTTATCAACGATGATTCCACTATTGGAAATCCAAGTACTATTGGTAACACTTTAGGTAATACCCAACCTCGATATATTACAATTAAAAATCTATCATTGCACACAGATACTGCTGACCAGACTGGATTACAATTAGATGCTGTCCGTAATAGCTTATTTGAAAATATAACTGTTAGTGGTAATTGGGGTGAAGTATATGATGCTGACAGCAAAGGCATTTCGCTTAATGCTGTATCAGCTTTAGTTACTTGTACCAATAATATTTTTAGAAATGTATCGGTGTCTGGATTCAGTTATGGACTTTGGGCAAAACAAGATATTTTAAACAACACATTTGAAGACTGCCGTTTTTATGATTTGCGCCACGGTGTTTATTTAGGTGAAGGTGCAGACGGAACAACTGTAGGTGAACAGTATGGCCCAAGAGAAACACAATTTATTGCTTGTAAGTTTGAAGATATTAAACGTCAAGGACTAGTAGTTGAAAGAGGAACTGGTAATTCAAGTCGAGATTGTAAATTTACCAATGTTGGTAATAATGGAGCTGGTGTGTATTTTCCAGAGTATCCGCAAATTTATTTTAATTCTGTAGGAAACTCAAGCGACAACGATCAATCAGATAGACAAGAGTTTTTAGTTACAAAAGCATTTACTGTTGATATTGATTTAAATAAACCAATTACAGCAACTAAAGGTAGTTTAGTTAAGCAAAATGTAAGTAACATTCAAGGTACACTAAAAGAAGATTATGAAGAAGCAACAACTATCACAGTTGTTACACAATATCTAACTCCTTTTAATACAACTAACAGTCTTGTAGTCAGCAACATTTACAATCCTGGAGACACTGAATTAATTGAAGTTATTGCTTCAAGTACAGTAACAGATGCCTTTGAAGTTAGTCCATCAACTCCAACAAGTTTTATGATTATTGGTGCAGAAATTTCATTTAACGGAACTGCTGGAGGTGTAGTTCAAGGAACTACTTATTATATTAAAGAAGTTGTAGATTCTACACACTTTAAAATTGTTAACACTTATTTAGATGCATTTGATTCTGGTGTTAGTGCCAGACACCTTGGTACATCTTCTGGTGTAAGCGTATTTGGTTCTTATAAGCCAACTGTTACTCCAACTAGTGTTGGTACACTAACTATGGTTCCGTATATTCCAGAAATAACTGGAGAAGTATCTTATTCTTCTTATGGAACTAAAAAAGTTTTAATAGGTTACATGCCAAGCTGGTCGTTGGTATCGGTGTTACCTGTTCCAACAGGACTTAATGGAAATCCTTCTAAGTCTGTTGGTTATAATATATCTTACAAATATAAAAGTTATGCGAATGATTTTACACGCACAGGTGTATTATCATTTGTAGTTGATGTTGATAAAAGTGCAACACTTCATTCTACTCAAGCACAGTTATCAGATGACTATAATGTTATTGGCGTTTCTGAAGATGATGCATTAAAATTAGAATTTTCCGTTGTATTGTTAAATCAATACGGAGAAGTTTTGTCTGGTGTTAGTGATGTTCCTTCATCTATCGCATTACGATATAAACAAGCACTAGTAGGCGAATCAATTAGTGAATTGACTTATTCATTTAAAGCCACTCACTAATTTGGCTACAATTGATACCAAACATCATTGACCTCTATAATAAATGCGTATATAATTTAATACGCTGGTATGATAAGGTCAGCGACTCAAAAAAATAAATTCAAATTCCTATCAAATCAATGCTACAGCGTTGGTTACCATAATGTTTTTGAGTTTTGATTCGAGTCACTAAATACTTCCTAAAACAACAATTGACCCATTCAACTAACCGAGCGAAGAAGAGATGAACAATATTACAGTAATTAAAAGATCAGGTAAAAAAGAACCACTAGCAGTAGAAAAGTGGCAAGCTCAAATAGCTAAAGTATGTAGTGGAATTGCTGATGTTAGTCAGTCAATGATAGAAATCAAAAGTCAGCCTCATTTTTATGATGGCATTACAACTCAAGAAATTGATGATATAACTCTACGTGCTATTGTTGATTTGATTGACGTTGAACATAATCCAGATGTTGGTCACACTAACTATCAGTACGTGGCGGGTAAACAACGTTTGAGCATGTTACGCAAAGATGTGTATGGCGACTACCAAGTCCCACACTTGTATTCCATTATAAAGAAAAATATTGAAGTTGGTTTGTATACTCCAGAACTCTTAAATTGGTACACAGAAGAAGACTGGAATAGAATGAATGACATGCTGGATCATGAAAAGGATGAACAGTATAGTTATGCGGCAATCGAACAGTTGATTGAAAAATATTTGGTACGCAATCGTGCGACAAAGGAAATTTATGAAACTCCACAGATTAGATATATGGTTGCAGCAGCAACTGTCTTCCATAAAGAGGAGCCGAATAGCGCAAGGATGCGTTACATTAAAGAATATTATCAAGCAGCATCCGATGGTTTGTTTACTCTCGCTACACCTGTGTTGGCTGGGCTTGGCACTCCAACTAAGCAGTTTTCTAGTTGTGTGCTTATCCGCAGTGACGACGATCTGGATAGCATATTTGCTTCTGGTGAGATGATGGCCAAGTATGCCAGCAAACGTGCTGGCATTGGTTTAGAGATTGGACGCTTACGCCCGTTAGGCAGTCCTATCCGTGGTGGCGAGATTATGCATACAGGTATGATACCATTCCTGAAAAAATGGTTTGGTGACTTGCGTAGTTGCAGTCAAGGTGGAATTAGAAATGCTAGTGCTACAGTTTTTTATCCTATTTGGCATCATCAGTTTGACGATCTTATTGTACTCAAGAATAATCAAGGAACTGAAGAAACTCGCGTTCGACACATGGACTACGGAGTTGTATTATCAGCGTTCTTTTGGCGTCGTTTTAAAAACAAAGAAGATATTACTTTCTTTGATCCTAACGAAGTACCTGACTTGTACGAAGCCTTTTATAGTAATACAGAACGATTTGAAGAACTGTATGTCAAGTACGAAAAACAAAAAGGTCTACGCAAAAAGACTATGGCCGCTGAAGAAGTATTCAAGGGTGGTATTCTTAAAGAGCGTACTGACACCGGGCGCATATATCTTGTGTTCGTCGACAATGTTATGAATCAGGGTCCGTTCGACCCAGAATATCATACAATTTACCAGAGTAACTTGTGCTGTGAAATACTATTACCTACTAAGCCATTTAAGCGTCTCGATGACGATGCTGGCCGCATCGCTCTTTGTACTTTGGGCTCCATTAACTGGGGAGCATTTAGAAACCCTGAAGATATGCGTAGAGCTTGCCGCATCCTTCAGCGTAGTTTATGCAACATATTGGACTACCAAGACTTCCTAAGTATACAAAGTAAACTATCCAATGATGAAATACAACCACTAGGCATTGGTGTTACTAACTTAGCCTACTGGCACGCCAAGCGTGGACTCAAGTATGGCGAGAAAGATGCACTACAAGATGTTAAATCTTGGATGGAACATCAAGCATTCTACTTAACGGAAGCGACAGTTGAGTTGGCTAAAGAACGCGGTCCTTGTACACATAGTGACAAGACACGTTACGGCCAGGGTACGTTCCCGTGGGAGCTAAGAGCTAAAGGTGTAAATGAACTAGCAGACTTTACCCCAGAACTAGATTGGGAAACCTTACGTTCTAATATGAAACAGTATGGTGTTCGCAATGCTACACTTATGGCAATTGCTCCAGTAGAATCCTCTAGTGTTGTTATTAATAGCACCAATGGCATTGAAATGCCTATGAGTCTTATTTCAACTAAGGAAAGCAAAGCTGGATCCTTCACACAAGTTGTTCCTGAATATGCAAAACTTAAAAACAAATATCAAATGATGTGGGAACAAAAAGACTGTGCAGGCTATTTAAAAACAGCGGCAGTACTAGCGGCCTATGTGGATCAAAGTATTAGTACAAACACTTTTTATAATCCAGCGCACTTTCCAGAACGTAAAGTACCAACTACACTGATTGCTAAAAACCTAATGCAGGCACACATGTGGGGAATCAAAACATTCTACTATAGTTTGATTAATAAAGCTGGTAGTAAAGCAGTAGAAGTAGCGCAAGAAGTTAACGGGCATGTTACAGCAGGCATGAACGGACATCATGTAGATGTAGAATTATTAGAAGAAGATTGTGAGGCATGTAAGCTATGAGTCAAGCTCAGTATAATTTAAACACAAAGACAGATTATCTATCACGTAAAATGTTTCTAGACCCTGCTGGTCCAGTTACTATTCAAAGATTTGAAGAAGTCAAATACAAAAAGATTGCAGACTTTGAAACAACTGCTCGAGGATTCTTTTGGGTTCCAGAAGAGATTAGTCTAAGCAAAGATGCAAATGATTTTAAGGATGCGTCAGATGCAGTTAAACATATCTTCACTAGCAACCTGCTTAGGCAAACTGCTCTTGACAGTCTGCAAGGCCGCGGCCCAAGTCAAATCTTTACTCCGGTCGTAAGCCTACCAGAACTTGAAGCATTAGTCTATAATTGGACATTCTTTGAAACTAACATTCACAGTCGTTCATACTCGCACATCATTCGTAACATCTATAATGTACCCAAGGAAGTGTTCAACACTATTCATGATACCAAAGAAATTGTTGACATGGCATCAAGTGTAGGCAAGTATTATGATGATTTACACATTATCAACTGCCGTAAAGAAGCAGGTGAAAAGATTAATGAACGCACACACATTAAGGCAATTTGGCTAGCATTGAATGCCAGCTATGCTTTAGAAGCGTTCCGCTTTATGGTATCGTTCGCTACAAGTCTAGCAATGGTTGAGAATAAGATTTTTATTGGTAATGGAAACATTATCAGTTTGATCCTACAAGATGAATTGCTACACAAAGGCTGGACAGCATTTTTAATAAATCAAGTAGTCAAAGAAGATCCGCGTTTTGCAGAAGCCAAACAAGAATGTGAAGCAGAAGTATATCAACTATATATGGATGTTATTCGTGAAGAAAAAGAATGGGCTGACTATTTGTTTATGAAAGGACCAGTTATTGGACTTAACGCAAATATTCTTAAAGATTTTGTTGATTACACAGCGTTTGGTGCGTTAAAAGATATTGGTATTAAATACCAACAGTCTGCTCCAAAGTCTACACCTATCCCTTGGTTTAACAAGCATAGTGATACTAGTAAAAAACAAACAGCACTACAAGAAAGCGAAAGCACCAATTATGTTATTGGAGTTATGTCAGATGCTATTGACTATGACGAACTTCCAAGTTTATAATAAATTTTTAGGAAATATAAATGATTACAGTATACACAAAGAATCATTGCCCATTTTGTGATAGGGCAAAAGCATTATTAGAAAGTAAAAGTATTACATACACTACAATTAATATCGAAGAACAACCGGATGCTCGTGAAGTATTAGTTGATTTAGGACTACGTAGTGTACCACAAATTTTTAAGGACGGCGTTCTCCTTCCCGGTGGCTATCAAGGGCTAGCGGGTAAAGACGAAACATTTTTTGAATCATTAAAGGGATAATATGTTAATTGATAAAGGCGTTACAGCAGGTGAAGTGGTTACACTTAAATTAACCAGCGGAGAAGAAATAGTTGCAAAACTAGTTGAAGAAACAGCAACTTATTATAAGTTGAGCAAACCAATGGTTATTGGCATGGGCCAAAAAGGTCCAGGACTTATGCCTTATTTGTTTACTGTAAGTCCTGACAAAGAAGTTAGATTGCTTAAAACCACAGTCACAGTTTGCGAGCCAACAGACAAGGGTTTTGCTGATCAGTTTATTGAGAGCACTACCGGCATAAAACTAGCATAAATATCCTATATAGGAGAATAACATGCCAACTACAGTTACGATGACAGGCCCAGGCACAACAACTATTGTTGATGATGCAGCTCTAGCAATCGGTGCTCAAACTACAGCTATTGGAGCAGAATTAGTTTTCATGAGTACAGATTTGTTTTATATCCGAGCAAATTTAGAAACACTAGCAGAGCAATCTAAAGTCCAATCAAAAGCGTTGAGT